CGGCGCAGGTGGTGGCGGCTGGGACGCATATGACAGTAGCGGCAACCGCATTGGCAAGTGTGGTGATACCAAAGGCAAAGCCAAGCCCAAGTGTTTGAGCAAGAGTGCAGCAGCAAAATTGCGCAACGCAGATGCAGATGGCGATGGTAAAAAAGATGGCAAAGCGGGCATTGCCCGTGCAGTAAAACGCAAGCGTAGAGAAGATCCAAATAAAGACCGCAAGGGCAAAGCAAAGAATGTGAGTAACTAAAATGGGATTGTTATTAGAACAGATTGAAATTTTAGAAGGCGAAAAAGAAATTGCAACAGTAATAAAAGCCATTAGAACTGGCGCAAAAGATGTAGATGAAATTCGTCAATATATTGAAAAAAGCACAGGCAAGTCTATGGCTGATGTAACAGATGCAGATATCAGACAAGGCATTGCAAGAGGATATAACCTTGCAAGACAAGGAGCAGACATGGCGCAGAGTTATGTTTCTCCTGGTATGGCTAAGGATGCTGCTAACAAATACGATACATATGGAAAAATGGCAGCAGGTCCTGTAGCAGGCATGGTGGACAAAGGCAAATATCAAGCAGTAAGTCCAAGCGGTGAGCCAATTGATATTGATGTAGATTTGTCAATGAGCGATGTTTCTAGCATGATGAACATGTATAACAAATTAGAAAAAGATTTTCCGCAAGCAGCAAAGCGTCTACGCAGTGGCGACTTTCCAGGCGCACTTAACCAACTTTATAAAAGAATGGCTAGATAATGAGAGCAAACGAGTTTATATTAGAAAGAGTTACTGGAACAATTGATCCTCGCACTGGCGATGTTGACATGGTAAATCAACGCACTGGCAAAATGACTCAATTAAGAAAAGATACACGGACTGATATAGACGATGAAGGTACCAAAGTTTATAGAGGCGGTAAACTACGCAGTTACACAACTCCTAAGATTGGTGGTTTCCAAGCAACTCAAACATTTAGACCAGATAGCACCCCGGGCTATCAGCAAGTAGATTATGAAACAGGTGGACTTAGTGTTTCAGCAAAAGGATCACCTGAAACTGGATATGATCAGTCTGCAAGGCTTAAAATAGGCGACATGGATATAGGAACTACACAAAAATATAGTGGTCAAAAATCAATGGACATAGGCTATCAAGTTAGACCTGGGACAAAAATTTCAGCAACATCTAAAATATCAAAGCCCGGTGCTAAACCTGTTACTAAAATGTCACTAACACAAAGTCAGTTTGAAGATGTACAAGCAGCAATCCGTGAGCATGTAAAACAAGGTATCCCATTTACAGAGTGTATGTTCCGTGCAGGTTCGCCTGCATTCACAGAGTTTTACAGACAGGTACGCGAAGTAGCAGATAAACTAAACTTGGACTGGCAGGATCAAGAATTGTTGACTACAGACATTGGTGAATGTATTATGGTAGAAGGCGAACTTGTACCGCTAGATGTTCCGATGGAAGTTATTGAAGAAGAACTTGATGAGCGCAAAGAAAATCCTTTTCAAATGGACTTGACTGCATATGATTTTCCTGCAGATAAAGACAACAGTAAATATGCAGATCCAGATGATCCTGACAGAGATTACAATAAAAAAACTGTAAGTATACAAGCACAATTAAGAAAATCTGTTTCAATGAATGGAGCAAAACAAGTAGAGTTTACAAATGGCCAAGTTGTAAAAGTTCCTAGAAATATAGCAATGACAGTTCTAAAGAAAATTGACGATATACAAACTACGCAAGAAAAGTTTAAAATTATTAAAATTATTAGCAAATCTTATGAACATTTGGTAGCATTTGCAAATGACATTAAAGTTACAGAAGCAGAATATCAAGGACGCAAAGTAAAACTTAACAGCCCAAAGCGTGGCGGTAGTAAAAAGTTTTATGTATATGTTAAGAATCCAAAGACTGGTCGTGTTAAAAAGATCAGTTGGGGAGATACAACTGGACTAAGTGTAAAAGCCAAGGACAGAGGCGCAGTACGTTCGTTTGTAGCACGCCATAAATGTAAACAAGCAAACGATAAGATGACGGCTCGTTACTGGAGTTGCCGTACTCCAAGATACAAGGCGTTGGGAGTAAAAGGCGGACAATGGTGGTAAAACCTTACGAGGAAACCCAAGTTGCACCTAACATCAAACACAGAACATTTAGAGAAGATGCAGATAACAGCGATTTATGCTGGCATCGCGATAGAGAAGATCGTACAGTTCGTGTACTAGAAGGTGCAGGATGGAGTCTACAGTTAGACAACCGTTTACCTATGGCACTAGTGCCTGGTAGAGAATACTTTATTCCTGAACGAGTTTATCACAGACTTATTAAAGGCAATAGTGATCTTACAGTAGAAATAGTTCAGCATATACAATAAATACAACACGGGGAACAACTATGTCAATGTTTTTGAGGTGGTGGTTGTTGTATTGCACCAGTGGTGCTGCAATGTTTGCTGCCTATAGTTTTGGTTTTGTTGATGCATTACTTGCAAAGGATATTACACGACTAAGTTTTGCGATATTGGCAGTATTTTTTGTAACCAGTGCATATGTAGGTTATCTAACTTACAAAAGAAGCAAAGGCGAGATAGTCAAAGTAGGTGTAAACATAGGGTGGTTTGTTACTGAACTATTGCTTGCACTAGGTATGATTGGCACAGTTATTGGATTTATTCTAATGCTAGGTGGTAGTTTCGAAAGTCTGAATGTTGCAGACACTACCAGTGTAAAAACTGCACTAACAGACATGGCAATAGGCATGAGCACAGCATTGTATACAACGCTAGTTGGAATGGTGTGTAGTCAGGTACTAAAGGTGCAGTTAGTTAATGTCGAATCCCGGTAATAGATTAAAATACAAAAGCGGAATTGGATTTACAGATTTACTATTCAATCTTGTAATAGGATTTGTGTATCTGTTCATGATTGCATTTATCCTTATTAATCCCGTAGCAAAAAAAGGTGATGTGGTTAAGAAAGCAGACTATATTATTGTTATAGAATGGAATCACGATTACAATGACGACATTGATCTATGGATAAAAGATCCAGCTGGCAATGTTGTGAGTTTTCTGCAAAAGAGTGCAGGTCTGATGAACTTAGAAAAAGATGATCTTGGATACGGAAATGACTCTTATCAAAAAGGTGTTGAAAAGAAATTTATACACCTTAACAGAGAAGTAGTCACACTACGCGGTGTATTAGCAGGCGAATATCAAGTTATGGCACATGTGTACCATCGAAAAATTACACCTTATAAAGGCACAGCAAGACAAGACTTGCCAGGTGAAATAGAAGTAACAGTAATTAAAATTAATCCGTATGTTGAAACATACTTTGAGAGAGTTTCATATATAGAAACAGGACAACAACTTAGTTTAGTGCGTTTTAGTGTTAGCGAAGATGGTGCATACCTTGGACATAATAATAACCCAAGTAACTTTATAACAAGAAAGGCTGGCAATAGACAGGGTATCTATGACCTAATTCAGTAATGTTTGATTATAACCTTTTACCATTTTTTATTAGTATGATTGTACTTACTATTATAGTGCTTGCTATTGGAGTGCATTTTTGGCGCAACGCTTTAGTAATGTTTGTGATTATTCCTGTCGCATTCTTTTGTGCTTTTACTGGATATAAAACAATCACTACAATGTTAGGTTACCCTGTAAAGCAAACTATCCCTGAAGAAAGTTTATATCTCAGTCATATAGAAAATGCTGATGGTTCGGAACTGTATGTTTGGGTACTAGAACCAGAACGCATGATGCCAAAAAATTATAGCATCCCTGCAACTGACAGCAATAAAAAGCAAATGCAACGAGCCAAAGACAGAAGTCAAAACGGTGTTGCGCAACAACTAGGCAAATACAAATCAATTCGACCCGGTGAAAAGAACACAGGCGAATACCTAACCTATGATTTTAGTATTGACAGCCAAGGCAAAAAGTAGTATACTATAGCAATAATCAACAAGGAGTACTCACATGAGTGACAGAGTCTTTTCGAGCGAAGAAAAAGCAAAACTAACACAACTAGTAAATGAAGGTCTAACTGTAATGCAGGAAGTTGATGATCTCAATGAAGGTCTTAATGATACTATCAAAGCAATTGCAGAAGAAATGCAGATCAAACCAACCGTACTTAAAAAAGCAGTACGCACAGCATACAAAGCAGACTTTGACAAGCACAGCGACGAGTACAGCGAGCTTGAGAATATTTTGGCTACTGTAGGCAAAATCTAATTGAAAAAAATAAAACAGTTTTGGATTAATAGTTATACCAGCGACAAGACGGCATTCTACTTTGAACTTGTTAGTTTCATTTTTACAGTAGGAGCAAGTCTTACTTTGGCTGTCAATGCATATGATCCAGACATGAGCATTGTATATCCGTTCTTCTTCATTGGTAGCACAACACAATGTTATGCTGCTTATAGACGAGGAGCAGCCTGGGTTTTAATGCTTACATTCTATTTTAGTTTGATAAATGTATTTGGGTACGGGATAGCGGTCGGAGCATGGTAGATTATTATACACTTCACTGGAGTGACATTGTAGGACAATGCGGTATGTTACTGCTTGTAGGCACATACTTTATGCTACAAACAGATCGTATAGATGCCAAAGGTTTTTGGTACAGTTTTTTTAACCTAGTAGTAGCAGTATTACTAGGAATTAACTTGTATTTTAAGCCAGTTCTTGCTAACATAACACTAGAGATATTTTGGGCTTCGATGAGTATTTGGGGCATTTATAAATGGTATAAGGCTAACAAATGAGTTATGTAGACGCATATTTTGACAGAGACAACGATCGCATTCATGTTGTAGAGCGTGTAGACGGTAAGCGAGAGTATCGAGAGTATCCTGCTAACTATGTGTTCTACTATGATGATCCTCGTGGCAAATACAAGACTATCTATGACAAGCCTGTGAGTAGATTTGCAACACGCAATCGCAAAGAGTTCCAGCGTGAACTAAAGATCCAAGGCGGCAAAGGCATATGGGAAAGTGACATCAATCCTATATTCCGTTGTTTAGAAGAAAACTATCTAAACGCAGATGCTCCTAAACTACAAACTGCATTTTTCGATATTGAAGTAGAATTTCACCAAGAACGAGGCTATAGTAGTCCTGAGGATCCGTTTAATCCGATTACAGCAATTTCAATATACTTGGACTGGACAGATCAACTAGTCACATTGGCTATTCCGCCAAGTGGTATGACAATGGAAACTGCTACAGATTTGTGCAAGCGTTTCGACAACACATACTTGTTTACCAGTGAAGCAGAAATGCTTGGTGTGTTCTTGGACTTGCTGGAAGATGCAGACATTGTAAGTGGATGGAACAGTGAAGGATATGATATTCCTTATACAGTAAACCGTATTACCCGTGTGCTTAGTAAGGATGACAACAGGCGTTGGTGCTTGTTTGGTCAACTACCTAAGAAGCGTACATTTGAACGCTTTGGTAAAGAAAGTGTGACATTTGATCTAGTAGGGCGTGTGCATTTGGATTATATGCAATTGTATCGCAAATACACCTACGAGGAGCGTCATAGTTATACACTAGATGCAATCGGCGAACATGAACTAGATGAACGCAAGGTTGCATATGAAGGCACACTAGATCAGTTATACAATCAAGACTTTGAAAAGTTCATTGACTATAACAGACAAGATACTGCACTACTAAACAAACTAGATAAGAAACTACGCTTTATTGACCTAAGTAATGTGTTGGCACATGAGAACACAGTGCTACTAATGACTACTATGGGTGCTGTTGCTGTGACAGAGCAGGCTATTATCAATGATGCACATGCTCGAGGCATGGTTGTTCCCAATCGCAAGAACAGAGACGGCGAAAGCACTACTGCAGCAGGTGCGTATGTTGCGTATCCTAAAAAAGGATTGCATGACTGGATTGGTGCTATTGACATCAACAGTCTGTATCCTAGTGTTATTCGTGCGCTCAACATGGGTCCTGAAACTGTGATAGGACAACTGCGTCCAATTATGACTGAACATGCAGTTCGCACAAAGATGGCAGAGAAGAAGAGTTTTGCTGACGCATGGGAAGGTGAGTTTGGTTCGAAAGAATACCAAGCAGTTATGAACATGGAGCGTGGCACTGAGATTACCATTGATTGGGAGAATGGTGACCAAGATACATTGAGTGCATATGATGTTTGGCGTTTAATCTTTGACAGCAATCAGCCTTGGACGCTTAGTGCTAACGGAACTATCTTTACATATGAACGCAAAGGGATTATTCCTGGCTTGCTTGAACGCTGGTATGCAGAGCGTAAAGATATGCAAAAAGAATTAAAGCGAGCCAAAGACGAAAAGGGCGATGTCGAGTATTGGGACAAGCGACAATTAGTTAAGAAGATTAACTTGAACAGTTTGTATGGTGCTATTCTCAACCCTGGCTGCAGGTTCTTTGATCATCGTATTGGACAAAGTACTACACTAACAGGACGCTGTATTAGTAAACGCATGGCTGAGACGGTTAATGCACTGCTTACAGGCAAAGAAGATCATGTAGGCGATGCTATTGTATATGGTGATACTGATTCAGTATACTTTAGTGCTTGGCCCATGATGCGTGAGGAAGTAGAAGCAGGTCGGCAAGAGTGGACAAAAGAGATTGTTGCACAACTCTACGATGGCATTGCAGATCAGGTTAACTTAGAGTTTCCAGTGTTTATGGAACGGGCATTTCATTGCCCAAGAGCAAATGGCGAGATCATTAAAGGCGGCAGAGAGATTGTTGCAACTAAAGGTCTTTACATTACAAAGAAGCGTTATGCAGCATTGATCTATGACTTAGAAGGTTTCCGTTTAGATACAGATGGCAAGCCAGGCAAGGTAAAAGCAATGGGATTGGATCTCAAACGCAGTGACACGCCCAAGGTTATGCAGGACTTTATGAGCGAACTACTGCTGGATGTGCTAACTGGTAGCCAGCGTGAAGAAATTATTGAGAAGATCAAAGAGTTTAAGAATACATTTCACGAGCGTCCAGGTTGGGAAAAAGGCACACCCAAGCGTGTTAACAACTTGACCAAGTATGCAGCAGAAGAAGCAAGACTGGGCAAAGCAAACATGCCAGGACATGTTAGAGCAGCAATGAACTGGAATAACATGCGTAAGATGAATGGTGACAAGTACAGCCAAGAGATTATGGATGGTGCTAAAACTATTGTGTGTAAACTTAAAAGTAATCCTTTGGGCTGGACTAGTATTGGCTATCCCACAGACGAAACACACTTGCCACAATGGTTCAAAGAACTGCCATTTGATGACAGTTTGATGGAAGCAACTATTGTAGATCAAAAGATTGACAACTTGCTCAGTGTTCTCAAATGGGACCTTAAAGATGCAACACAAACTGCTAACACATTTGATGATTTATTCTCCTTTGAGTAATATACGCATATAAATACAGTAGGAGATTGTCGATGAAACTCGTGGATAAAATGATACTGCTTACCCGTATGTTGAGAGACAACAATCAGTATACACTTGATATCGAAAGCGATCTTCAAATTCAGCAAAGTTATTACCAAGATCAATCTAAATTTTTTAAAGATACCCGCAATCATGAAGAACTAGATAGTGTAATTCAACAAATGCGTGATCTAAAAATACGCCATGACGAACTACTTGCGAAAATTAATAACAGATCATCTCAATTATTGCGCGATGAAGAAGTAAAAATACTGCGCAGAGACTATGACACATTTGCTGCAAGTCAGCCTGATTTTGAGTTAATGCTAGAACGCAACAGTAGACTCGATCCATTATTTGTAAATTTAATACAACGAGAAATTGGAAAATGTAGTGATTGGCGCTGGGCAGGTATTGAACTTAATCCCAGCAACGGGTTTCTTACAAGAGCATTTCTTGCCAATGATCCACTTTACCTCTATACAGGAAATGTTATAGATAAAGAAGCAGTAAAGAGTAACTTCAATAGGTTTTTCAGTGAAAAGCGTTTGATGTTTTGTGATAACCTGTTGCACTTGCCACAAGCACAGTTAGGACTTGCTGTAAGTGTTAACAGTTACGAATTTTGGCCCATTGATCCTATCAAAACAGAAATGAAAAAAGTATACAATCTGTTACTTCCTGGCGGACATTTTATTTTTTCATATAACGATTGTGAACAATTAGCAAGTTTAGATTTATGTGCAAACGACTACAGAGCATACAACACTAAGTCATTAATGACAAGTATGGTACAGATGATTGGGTTTGATATCGTTAAACAGGAAGAAGTATGCAACGGTACTCATAGTTTTATGATAATTAAAAAACCAGGTAAACTTACTAGTCAAAAACTAAGTTCACCAATTGTTAGTATTGAAACTCCTAAAATTACTGAACTACAAAAAGTTTCGTACAATAGCGATCACGAACGCTATAATAAAAAATAATATTGACTTCCCTACAAAATCTAAATATAATATAGGCACACTAACAGTAAAGGACATCCTTATGAAAGATTATCTACTCGACATCGTCAAGCACACACATTCGCTTGGCTTTATTAGTCTTGTAAAAGTTACAGGCACAGACAAAACCACAACAATCGAAGGACTTGCAGAAGACCGCAGTGTTATCCTGCAAGCAACCACAAAGACTCCAGTAGCAGACTTTATTGGCACATTTGGTATGCCAAATCTAGACAAACTTGGCGTCATCCTGCGTATCCCAGAATACAACGAAGATGCTAAGATCTCTATCAACACACAAGAGCGCAACGGCGAACAAGTTCCTGTAGGCATTCATTTTGAAAATGCTGGTGGAGACTTTAAAAACGATTATCGCTTTATGGCAAGTGAAATTATTAACGAAAAACTTAAAACAGTTAAGATGCGTGAAGTAAATTGGGGCATTAAATTCCAACCCACAGTAGCAAGTATTCAGCGTTTCAAATTTATGATCAGTGCTAACAGCGAAGAAACTACATTTATTGCTAAAACAGAAGGCAGTGACCTCAAGTTTTACTTTGGTGACCATAGCACACACGCAGGTAACTTTGTATTCCAACATGATGTTGGCGGTGCAGTTACACGCGGTTGGGCATGGCCCGTTGAACAAGTAAGCAAGATTCTCAGTCTTGGCGGCGATACAACATTCAAGTTTAGTGACGACGGTGTTGCTGAGATTGTGGTAGATAGCGGACTTGCAGAATATCGTTATCTGCTTCCTGCACAAAGCAAATAATTTGGAACAGACTCTAATACATGATTATGGATACTTTGTTCCCACAGCGTATCCTATTCTTGTAGATCCCACAGGATATCACTGTTGGATTGATATTCCAAAGTGTGCAAGTAGTTTAATACAAAAGGTGTTAAAGGATCGCGGCTGGGTAACACACAGCGATCCTAATCTATTAATAGGTTTTAAACGAGCACCTCAAGTTAAAAAGTTTTGCATACTAAGAGATCCCGTAGAACGCTGGATAAGTGGATTTGCAGAATGTTTTAGCACCGAACCTAATATTGTCGAATTACTTGACAGCAAAGTGTTTTGGCGTGTAATATTAAAGAATCCGCATTTTGATGATCATACAGAAAGTATGTATAGGTTTTTACAACAGTGCAATGATTTAACTTACATCTATATGAATGCAAATGAGAGTACTGGTACTGGTGCAAATAAGTTGTACAGAGACATAGCAGGTTATCTAAAAAACATAGGATATCCCTGTGACGAAATGTGGAATTGGAAAGAAAAAGTAAATCCTTATAATAACAATTCAACAAAGCAACAGATTTACTTGCGTATGCACCAAATACTAAAAGAAAATCCTAATTTATACAACAGTTTAAAAAACACATTGCGATATGATTATGAATTACTAGAAAAATATAAAAAGTTTAAAGCATGACATTACCTACTAATCTAACTGAACTACAAAGTGACTATGCAGTATTTTTGCCAGCACTCAGTACATTCTATGCACTGTTTGTGGGCAGACAACGCAGAGGATTACTGCCGTTTGATGAAAATCTCAAAGGCAGTGGCGAGCCATATATACCGCACGATAGAATTCCTACACATTTACCTCATGGTGTTGAGAGCATGAACTGGCTAGATCCTAAAGGATTATGGCAGTACAAGTGGAGTTTGCACAGTGCTGGGCATGCTAGTTTGGATCTCACCAAAGACCTTTACAGAGAAGATATGTTCCGTGATCGCAACAGAGAGTCAAGTTGGCTACTAGGTGACTCGGGCGGCTTTCAGATTGGTAAGGGCAAGTGGGAAGGCGACTGGCGTGCAGGTAGCGGCTGCGAAAAAGCACAAAAGAAGCGTGATGGTGTACTGCGTTGGATGGACAAGTTCATGGACTATGGAATGATATTGGATATTCCAGCGTGGGTAGATCGTAGTCCTGAAGGCAGTGCAGCAAGTAAGATCAGCAGTTATCAAGAAGCAGTTGATGGTACAAGGTTTAACAACGAATACTTTATGAAACACAGAGATGGTAGTTGCAAGTTCCTAAATGTGCTACAAGGTGAAAACTTTGCACAAGCAGATGACTGGTATGAGCAAATGAAAGACTTTTGTGATCCAGTAAAGTATCCAGAAACACACTTTAATGGCTGGGCAATGGGCGGTCAGAACATGTGCGACATTCACCTTGCACTCAAGCGTGTGGTTACACTAATGCGTGATGGCTTACTTGAAAAGGGCAAACATGATGTTATGCACTTCCTCGGCACAAGTAAACTAGAATGGGCAATGGTGCTTACTGCTATTCAGCGCGGTGTACGCAAATCACACAATGAAAACTTTACTATTACATTTGACTGTGCTAGTCCTTTCCTTGCTACAAGTAACGGTACACAGTATACAGGCTATAGACTGGAACATGAAGGCAAGTGGAGTTATATGATGGAAAGTGCGCCAGACGACAAAGCACTGCACATGGACACTACTCCATACGATCAGTATTGTGATCCGCTGTATGACAACTGGATGCCAAGTCCAATGAGTCAAGGACTAAAACTAAATGATGTTACAGTGTATGGGCCTAACGATGTAAATCGCATGGGACAAAGCAATGCTACAAGTTGGGATAGTTTCACTTATGCACTGCTTATGAATCATAATGTGTATACACACTTGCGCAGTGTACAGGAAGCAAATCGTGTGTTTGACGAAGGCAGATATCCTTATATGCTAGTAGAGGATACATTTGACAAAACAGAAGTTAAAGATGTTATTGCTAGAATCTTTGAACTAGACAGTTATGATGCACAAATAAAAATGATCGATGACCATACACGGCTATGGATGAAGGTTGTTGGCACACGCGGACATGTTGGAAAGAAAACAGTCAACAGTAGCGCACAGTTCTTTAGTTTGTTTGAGGAAGTATAATGCGAGCTTTAATCGTTGGCATGGGCATTGGTCAACTCTACAAAGGCATTTATGAGCGTAAACTCTGGGATGTTGTAACAGTAGATCAGCACAAGCCTGCAGACTATTGGGATATTGAAGAAGTTCTAGGCGAATTTGATGTAGCACATATTTGCACACCTAACTGGACACACGGTCATATTGCAAGAACCATTGCTAGTCGTTGTAAGATTGTATTTGTAGAAAAGCCAGGATTACGCACAGCAGAACATTGGGAAGCACTAGTGCATACATTTCCTAACACACGCTTTGCAATGGTAAAGAACAATCAGTTTAGGCACAATGTAGCAGAACTATATGTAATTGCTCGCAAGAGTGATGAGATTGTTCTCAACTGGCACAACTACAATCGAGTGCCTAATCCAGGCAGTTGGTTTACCGACAAGAGTTGTGCGTGGGGCGGCGTAAGCAGAGACTTGATGCCGCATTTGCTAAGTTGGGTACAGGTATTTGAGCCTAACTACAATAACCTGGGGCTATATGTAGCAAACAAACATCAACACTATGACCTAGGCACAGTGGGCAGTACAGATTATGGTACAGTAGATCCAACAGGCGTATATGATGTAGATGATAGTGCAGAAGTAATATACAACAATGAATGGCATATGTATACCTGTACTACAAGTTGGAAGAATCCTGTGGGAGATAAGATCAATATTGAGTTTTATAAACAAAAGGATCTCGTACACACAGAGCCACTTGGACTATGTCCAGAAGATGCATATGAGAAAATGGTTGACACAGCCATAGATAATCTATATAATGATAGATACTGGAGCGAGCAGTTCTCTCGCGATGTTTGGATTCATAAACAACTAGAGTTGTTCTAATGGTTAAGATATTACACACACTAGGTAATGGTGTGTTTGAAGAAGCAGAGTTTGCTCTTGGCGAACTAGATGCGAACGATATTCATGTTCGTGCAGTTATGACAGGAGTATGTCGCAGTGACATCGCAATGATGAACGGCGACTTTGGTCCACTACCAATACATATGCAAGGACATGAAGGACTTGCACAAGTGATGACTGTGGGCAGTGGTGTTTCAGGAGTACAGCCCGGTGACTATGTAGCAACCCGAGGCGAGCCAGCGTATGCTGATGAGTACCATGTGAAACCTGAACAATGGGTTGTAGTACCAGGGGCAGATCCAAAGTGGATTTTAGAGCCAGTGGCATGCGGGGTCAACTGTGTGCTACAAGCAAGGCATGCTATCGCACTGCAAACTACAACCACACCGCTGCCCAGGGCATGTATTATTGGCAGTGGATTCCTAGCAAAGATAGTGCTACGCACATTTGCAATACTGTTCCCAGATATTAGTGTAGATGTTATTGGTAAGTCAAACGAAGAATGGTTTGGCAACCAAGGACACAGTCTGCTGATTGACTTTGACGGAACATATGATATCATAGTTGACCTTAAAGAAGACGATCGTGTGTTTAACACAGACTGTATTAACGAAAACGCAATCATTATTATGGCTACCGAAAAGCCCGAGGGTATTGACACTACACTTGCTAACATGTTGTGGAAAGCAGTGACAATGATCTTCCCAAGTCCAAGAGCACCTACATTTTATAAAGCAATGATCTGTGCTAGAAACTGGCAGTTAGATGGCAAACTAGTGCTTGACAACTTCTGGGATCGCAGTTATAATAGAACTACAGAATGGCAGCAAGCATTTGAAGATGCTAATAATCGCACAGGTAACTATGGTAGAGGTTATATTCAATGGGACTAGATACTAACAAGCGGCAAGAAGTTGTATACTTCACAGGCACAGAAGTAGAGCACACAGCAATGTACGGTGAAAAAACACTGTTTGTTGTTGGTGTGCGACCTTGCAATGAGATTCAAAAGCGGGCAGACGCACACGGCATCAAGCATTTATACTTTGGCACCAGTCAAAGTTTTGCACCTGAAAGCGATGCAGACTGGACTGCTTGGGAAAACATGATCAAAGCATTGCTTAGTGCAGGTTATTGGTGTACACTGGACTATGATGTATTCTATGTTAAAGAAGTATTAGAATGTGGATTTGATGAACACAATAACTTTATTAACATGATTTCAGTTAAACTACCATATATTAAACAGTTCAACTACAATGCTACATTGAAGTTAGATGACAACACTTGGGGTGATACTAACTCGGGTGTTTGGTGCCACAGCATACACAGTTTAATGGATCGCCGTGTGTATACTGATTGGCGTGATTATGTTGGCGATGAGGTAATTGACTAATGGCTACACTAAAGGAAAAAGAAAACCTAATCGAGGCTTTTAAAGGCCCACACTTTTATCGTATCCGTCTTTGGGGTTATGGTGCAGAAACCAGTTACATCAACATTAGCAAAGAAGCACATGACTTCTGGAAAGCACATGGTGACGAACATGGTGACAGTGATGCTGTAAACTATATTATCAATGCTGAGGATATCCATGCAGATGATATTGCACAGCAAGGAGACTATGAGGATTTGGATCCTGCAGGTATTCCTCGTGAAGCAATGTTTATGCACAATGAAGAAGGCGAAGGTAGTACTTACTATGAGCCTTGGGATCAGTTTGATGCTACATATGGCGTTGCACAGGATGCTGCATATCTCACTGTAGAAAAAGTTAGCAGTACGGAATACAATGCAGATCTTTTAGAAGATGTTATTGAACATGAAGACCTAAAAGAGTTTATACAGCGTGTCAGCGAAGAAAGTGATTGGGAACACGAAGCCTATGTTGAAGGTCATGAGTATGGTGGCAAGTTTCCTCCAAAGGGATCATACATCTGTCAATTTCAAAGCAGTGAAAAAGGAACTTTCTTTGAAACTGTAGTAGAAACTGCTTTACCTTTCAATCAAAATCTGTTAAAATTTGCTACAGAGGAAGCACCTAACGGCGAGGATCTTGTATACGCTGTAGAGTATGATGGTGTTGAATTAGACAATAATGGCGGTGATACCAACGGCAAAGGCTATTGGGCACACTTTTATCAACAGGAATATTAAAAATGGCACAAATGGATAATATGATGTTAGAAGCAATGCGTGAAGATGCAATGCGTCAACAACTACACAAAAGCA